ACGATAGCATCCGTTCATCGGAGCTTTGCTCTGACGCATGACGTGTAATCAGGGAACGGGGATTACATCATAGGAGAAACACTATGACTGTCACTTATTGCTATCGTGGCATCAAGTACACGAAAACAAAGTAGCGAACAACAATACAACAAACTAAAAATGAAATCTTTTATTGCACTTGCCACACTGTCCACTCTCTCTGCGACACCTGCAATGGCTGGACCATATGTCAACACGGAAATCAACAGTGGTTGGAATGGATCAGACTACGGTGGATCACAAACTGATCTTCACATTGGTTATGAAGGGAGTGTAGACCGTCTCGGCTACTATCTTCAAGCAGGCCCTGCCATCGTCTCTCCAGATGGAGGGGATGCCAATACCGAATTTTCTGGTAAAGCCGGTGGATCCTTTCGAGCAACTGAGGCTGTGTCCGTTTATGGAGAAATCAGTTTTCTTACAACTGACGTTGACAACAACAACTACGGAACCAAAGCTGGACTTAAGTGGTCCTTCTAGATGGATCTTCTGTACATGATATGCTTAGCCCTACTGTTAGGGTTTGGCATGGAGATGACTTGGTCTACTAAAAGAAAGTAACTATGGCACATCAAAAGAAAGCCGCTGGTGCAAAAGTATCTTGGTTAGGTGCTATCAACGGTGGTGAAAAGAAGGAAGAAAAGAAAGAACCTTCTAAATAAAAAGGAGGAGAGGCACCTCAGAGTCGGACCTCTCCTTCATTGGCTTTGGCCCGTACGCGGATACCCTTAGCCGTCTAGACGGTGGGAAAGACCACAAACAAATTGATCAAAAAATTTCACGTGAGACAGTAAACAATACATTTTATTCATTTAATTAACAATGGCCCATCAGAATAGCAATGAGCCTCTTGCCGATCTAACCAGGCCGGGTCAATCGAACTCGACTGGCGACTCAAGGGCTCTATATCTCAAGCTCTTTTCAGGTGAGATGTTCAAAGGCTTCCAGAGGAATGCCATCGCTCGTGATCTAGTTACGAAGCGTACACTTAAGAACGGCAAGTCTTTGCAGTTCATCTATACTGGACGTACAAGCGCAGAGTACCATGTTCCTGGCCGGAGCATTCTAGGTAACGATGACGGCGCACCTCCAGTAGCTGAGAAGACGGTCACAATTGATGACCTCTTAATCTCCAGCGCGTTCGTATACGATCTCGATGAGACACTAGCACACTATGATCTTAGAGGAGAAATCTCCCGCAAGATTGGGTATGCATTGGCTCAGAAGTACGATCGTTTGATCTTCCGTTCTATCGCTAAGGGCGCACGCATCGCTTCACCAATCACGAAGGCTAACTTCGTTGAACCAGGTGGAACTCAGATCCGCGTTGGTACTACCGCTGATGCAGACGAAGCTCTAGATGACGAACTACTTGTAAAGGCATTCTATGATGCAGCTGCTGCGCTTGACGAGAAAGGTGTATCAGATGACGGACGTGTTGCCGTAATCAACCCACGTCAATATTATGCACTAATTCAAGGTGCATCCAGCAACGGTCTTATTAACCGTGACGTACAAGGTACTTCACTGCAAAGTGGACAAGGAATCATTGAGATTGCAGGCATTAAGATCTACAAATCAATGAACGTACCTTTCTTCAGTAAGTATGGTACTAAGTATGAGCCTGGCTCTAGCCCAACAGCTGCTACAGATCCCGCTACTCAAGATCCAGGTAACACTGGCTCGTTCGTAAGTGAGGACATCGAAGATGCTCGTAACTCAGTTACTGGTATCAACGGTGAGTATGGACAAGCTTCCAACTTCGCTAACTCCTGCGGCCTTATCTTCCAGAAAGAGGGAGCTGCATGTGTTGAGGCAGTTGGACCACAGGTTCAAGTAACCAGTGGGGACATTTCAGTAGTATACCAGGGTGATGTAATCCTTGGCCGCTTGGCCATGGGTGCAGACTTCCTGAACCCTGCTGCTTGTGTTGAACTGTATGCTGGTACTGCTACAGCACCTGCTCCATTCGGTGACGAGTATCCTGAGAACAATTCTACTAGCTAATTAGCTTTAGCTTTTATACACGGGGAGCTTCGGCTCCCTTTTTTTTTATCTATACATTATGCCTATTCCTTCAACTAACGCTTCAGAAGAACTACCTGCTGTTAACGAGATCCTGGCGTCAGTTGGTCAGGCTCCTGTAACTTCTTTAGACCAAACCAACCCGGACGTTGCGATTGCATATAACACTCTACTGAGAGTATCTAGAGAAGTCCAGTCAGAAGGCTGGAGTTTTAATAAAGAACTGGACGTAACATTCAGTCCTGATAGTACAACAAAAGAGATAGAAGTATCAAATGATATACTTCAAATTGATCTAACACACAGCGCCTCAACATACAAGCAGGACTCAGTGTTGAGAAGAAAACCTGGAGAATCTACTAGGAAATTATACGAGAAAAATGATCACACATACGAATGGACAGACGATGTAAAGTGTGATGTTATATATGAATACTCCTGGATTGACCTACCGATTCCCATTCAAGACTACATTGTATCTAGAGCAGCGACGATTGTATCTAGTAGAATTGTAGGTGACGGACAGCAGTATCAAATGCTGCAACAGAAAGAACAACAGGCTAGGGCTGTAGCACTAGAGTATGAGACCAATCAAGGTGACTATACATTCTTTGGACACCCTCAAGGGCAAAACTACTACAACAGCTACCAACCTTATCACGCATTGTATCGCTAATGGCAGCAGTAACACAAGCAGTCACTAATTATCTTGGTGGCGTATCAAAACAAAACGATAGAAAGAAACTACCTGGTCAAGTAAGGGAAGCTTTAAATGCTTTACCTGATCCTACGTTTGGATTAAGAAAGAGACCAGGTACTAAATATATTTCAGACCTACAATGGAATAGTACGACATGGACAACTACTAAGCCTAAATGGTTTTATATAGATAATGATGAGACCGATAAGTACATAGGATGTATAGATAAACATAACATCGTTATCGGTGACACAGCAACAGATGTAGGATTCCCTAGAGTATGGCATACTGATGGCACTGAATGTGCAATTACTCACATTGCTGTAGATGGTGTATTACCTACTGCATATTTAGATCCTACAAATAATGCACATGATTATGATATACTAACTGTACAAGCAACTACATTCATTACAAATAAAAAGAAAGAAGTTGAAACACGAGCAGCTACAGCTTACACAGCCAAATCTAAAGGTACTGTATTTGTAAAGCAAGTTAAGTACAGTACATCTTATAGTGTGAAAATCACTATTGATGGTACAGACTATGAGCCATCAGCACATGTAACTATCAACTCACAGAGTGAAGTTACAGATGATTCTGAGCTAACTAACACTGCTGATAGTATTGTCAGTGCTCTTAAAACTGCCATTGATGGAGTAACATTACCTGGTAATATGACTGTTACCAAGCTTCCAACATCTTTAGAGTTATCTTTCACGGCACCTACAGTAACTAAAACACCTACTGGTAATGGAGGAAGTGGTGGTACTGATGATACATATACTAATGTAGCAACTACTACAGGTGGTAGTGGTTCTGGTTTGACAGTAGATGTTAAAGTAGAGTCAGGTGTAGCAACTGAAATCACAGTAAATACTGGAGGTAAGGACTATGCAAAAGACGACGTCATTACTATTGCTGCAGCCGATGTCGGTAATACTGCTTCGGATGTAACAACAACCATTGCAAGTATTGAAAGTAAAGGCTTTGATATTGTCGCTACTGATAACCAAGGTAATAGTGCAGTATTAGCATTTAACGATGAAGTATCTAACCAAACTAAAATACCTGATCAATCACTTGATGGTAGAATTGTAAAGATAAATAATACTGCACAGGTTAAAGATGCTTATTATGTTAAATTTACAGCAGACGATGGTACATCAGGTTCAGGATACTGGACTGAAAGTCTAGGCCCAAACATGTCTCCAGGATTAAAAGGGGAGACAATGCCACACACCTTACTAAGGACTGGTCAATATACATTTAACTTTCAACAAGCACTAACTGATGAAGGTACTAGTTCCTGGGGCGATCGCTTAGTAGGAGATGATGAAACAAATCAACATCCATCATTTGTAGGCGGCACGATTGCACAAACATTCTTTCATAATAATAGGTTGGGTGTACTAGCTGCAGATAATGTAGTCATGAGTAGAGCGAGTGAGTTTTATGAATTTTACAATCAATCAGCTTTAACTGCTTCTGACTCAGATCCTATCGATGTTAACACTTCAAGTATTAAACCTGCAAAACTTCATTCAGTATTACCAACAGCACAAGGTCTCATACTATTCAGCTCTCAGCAGCAGTTTATTATGTTTGCTGATTCTAAAATACTTACACCCGGATCAACGGTTATACGTGGTATTTCTAACTATGAGATTGATACAACAATACATCCTGTAGAGGTTGGAACCGCTGTTACATTTGTAAGTAAAACACCTAGTTTTACTAGAGTACATAGTATTAATACTAGAGGTAATGAAGAGAGTCCACTAATCCAAGATATTGGTAAGGTTGTATCTGAATGGATACCTGAGTCAATAGATAGTTTAATAACTAGTCCACAGAATCAGATGATTGCCTTATATGGTAGGACTGATCCACATGTATATTTCTACAAGACCCACTTTGTAGGTGATAGGAATATCATGCAAGCTTGGTTTAGATGGAAAATGCCAGCTAATGTAGAATTCATACATATCGCTAAAGATGTGATGTGGACAGTAGTTAATGATGGTACTAATAAGGTGCTGCTTAAATCTAACATTAGTAAATCAGCTGATGATGATGTACTGCAAACACAGGATGGTCAATATGTGAACCCACATATGGATATGTTCTCATATCCAACAGCAGCAGGTAAAGTAGAACTTGTTGATGACTCTGGTACGCCAGATACTGAAGGAGAGAATACTAGGATTGAAGTACCATTCACACATATATCTGGTTTAACACCTGTTATACTAATTAAAGGTACTGGTGTAACTGAATCAGGATTCACTACAACACCAACTGTAAGCGGCACTGGACCATACTATTTCACAGTGTCTAACAAAGATTTAAAAACCAACACAACATATACTGACATAGCTTTAGGTTATCAATTTGAATATGATATTGAATTACCTAAAACATATTTCAAATTAAATCCAGATGGTACACAATATGACTATGCTGCTAGCTTGACTATTTCTAGGATGAAGTTTGCAGTAGGTTTATCTAGTGGAGTCGGTTTTAAATTAAAGAGAAAAGGTTATATAGGGCCATCTAAGGAGTACACAGGAGATAGCTCTACAACCGCCTTTAACGTTGACTTCCCGCTTAAGGAGGAAAACGGTATTGTAGTTAAATTAGATGGTGCTAAGCAGGCTTCTAGTACGTACTCAGTAACTACTACTGATACATCTGCAACCGTTACATTTAACTCAGCTCCTAATGGTGAAGTTGATAACAACGATAACAGTACAACTCCAGCACAGAAAATATTAATTACTACAGACACATGGTATGATGTACAAACTGTATTAGAAGCTGATCAGTATTTAGCTGATGATGTCCCTATGACAGAAGAAGCTGTATTCACATTACCTATACATCAACGATCAGATAACTTTGACCTAAGAGTTTATAGTAATTCTCCATTCCCAGTTGCTCTCTCATCTATGATGTGGGAAGGGCAATACTCACCACGCTATTACAAACGAGTTTAAATCAATGACCACCCCTAGACACTTCACACTAATCGAACCAGATGATGTAACATTTATATGGCATGAAGTCAGGCCTCTAATTGAAAAAGCTTTAGCCTATGATTACTTAGGCACTATGACATCAGCTGATGCATTGAGGCTTATACTTAACCAACGAAATCAATTATGGATAGGTGTAGAAAAACCTGATAATGTGTTTTTAGCTTTATTAACACAGATAGTGGAATACCCTAGACGTAGAGTACTCCGTATCATAACCTTCGCTACTCAAACTGGTCATGATATGGATGGATGGTATCATTATTTAAGCCATATAGAAGACTTCTGTAGGCTTAATAAATGTGAAGCTCTCGAAGCTTGGACACGGAAAGGTTTAGCTGAGAAATTAAATTGGGAACATGAGTATGCAGTAATAACTAAAAATATAAAACCGAAACAACCTAGAAAACGTAGGAGAAGAACTAAAACAAATGGATAAATTCCAAGCTTTTGGTGAGGTTATGAATCAATATGATTCAGCGATGCCTCCAGGCGAACAATTCCGACATAATACCTTAGGACTAAATAAGGCTATTATGGGTATGGAGATGATGAAAGGCGGTGGTGACGATGCTGCTGATGACCAGTTGGATTTCCAAAAGGAACAAGTAGAGAAGAGATACGAATGGGATACAAAAAAAGAGGCGTATGACTGGGATAGTCTGAACCGTGGGGCTAAGGATAAACTTGTACGTAACATCATAACTCGATATAAGCAGGAGGAGAATCTCCGCTATAAAGAGCAGGGAATGATTGATAAGTATCAGTATGAAAACGCTATGCGTGAGCACCGTTTCAACACTGAGATGGAAGCTTACAATAGAGCTGAACGTTTATATGAGAAGCAAGTTAACTATAATATGATGCAAGCTAAACTGTCTTACGAGGCAGAAGAGCAGGTAACACATGACCGTTACATGAAGCTTGCATTTGACACAGCTAAGCATGCTTCTAAACATTCTCAACAACAGTATAAATCTGAGCAGCAACACGGTATGCTGCAAATGCAGAGAGATTCTAAGCGTGCAGATATAGGTTTCAATTTAACTGACATGTATGTCAAGAAGCTACAAGCTAAAGGTCAGGTTGCTGCTAAAGGTCAAGCTGGACAAAGTACTGAAAAGATGATACAATCAGTCATTGCAGCTGAAGGTAGAGCACATGCAGGACTGTTAGATAAGCTGACTAGATCAGATGAGATGTTTAATGCACAACTCTATGGTGTAGATAACGCTATACGTTATGAGAATTTTAACTATAGTATCACAAAAGATGAGTTAGCTGAGACGAAGAATAGTATTACAAAGAGATATAACACTAGATTAAGACAAATTCAACACAGAGAATATGGTGCTAATTTACAAGCAGAATCCAGACGTAGACTTAAACCTAAATTAGGACCAGCTATACCTGTACCTAGAGCATTACCTAGAGGTATTGTATTAGATCAGCCTCCTCTTGTACGTGGTCCTAAACCTATGAAAGGTGGAGTATATACAGGATCAACAGGTGGTGGTGGTAGTTCAACAGGAGCTATTATCGGTGCAATTGGTGGATTAGCTTCAGCTTCGGCTGCACTACCATTTGTTGGATCGATGATGGGACCAATCGGATTGGGAATAACTGGAATCGGTATGTTAGGCAGTTGGGCTGGTTGGTGGTAAACGTACACTTCTACGGAAGGGAATTTAATTAATGGCTTTTACAAGTTATGCACAGTCACGTCAGTTTGAAACGATTGACGTGCAATCTAATGCAAATATACAAGCTTTTTTACAAAGCAGGAAATTTGGAGCAGATCAACTCCAACAAAATCAAAGGGTAAGCGAGTCGTTTGCGAACACTTTCTTACAATCAAAATTAGAATCAGATAGAATAACTGCTCAAAGCATACGTGATGTTCAGAAGTTTCAAGATGATTATCAAGCGTATCTATTCAAAGCAGAGAAACAAAAGTATGAAGTTGAGTTAGAGAATCTAAAGCGTAGGCAGCCTAAATCAAGGGCTGCTATGGCTGATAAAGCCCAGAAGGAATTAGGTGGTTTAGGTGGTATCCTTGAGATGGCACCTAAATTCGCTCAGATGATAACTGGGGTAATAGAAGAGAAAAACGCAGCTGACTATAAACACGGTATACAATTAATAGATAGTGTTAGAGCCACCACTGGTCAAATTGCAGATCTACGAAATGTAGAAGGTGAGTTAAAAGATCAGCATGGTAACTATGTTAAAGCTGCACAAGCACTTATTGATCAAGGTGCTACAGAAGAGCAAATTCTACAGATCAGAAGTGCAAGTGGTTGGACTCACTATGGTATAGTTAAATCAGGACTGAAAAATAGTATCCCTTTATTCAACCAAGAGATATTAAACAGAGCTGATGAAGAATTTGATCTAGGTGACCAAACACTTACTTTAAATGAAGCTAAAGCTTCAGGCAATATAGCTGCAGTAAATGCTATTCTATCTCAAATACGAGGACAGTTTGCAGCTAGTACCTTTGATGAGTTAGGTATTGGCATGCCTAACCATGCTTTAGCTTCTGAGTTTTTTAAAGATCTAGATAAAGTACAAGACGCTTACTTCAATGATGCTTGGAGAACTGCACAAGACCAAGCAGGCGAGATTAACAAGCAGCATATAGCTATTGAAGTAGAAAATGCGATGGATAGCTATGCTGATAAGGGTTACCCAAACCCATTAGCAGCTTTTGATGGTGAAGTCATCAGTCCATACGCTGATCCAAATAATAAAAATTGGAGAGCAGCAGCTTGGGAAAGTCATTGGTCACATGTAAAAGCTTGGGCTACGAGTGAAGAAACACCTCTTGATCTAGTAGAAGATTCATTGAATTATACCTTTACTAATGAACATGGTAAGGAAATACCATTAGGTATGGGTAGACAGAATGAATTAAGAGCAATAATCGAACAACGTAGACAAGGTGAAGCAAGGAAAATACGGGCTTTAGATAGTGCTAGAGATCAAGCAAGGGAGCAAGCTTGGGATCAGTATGAACAGCTGATAGCTTCACAAGGTTTAAACAATGAAGCTAAGATTGATTTATACCAAAGTGAAGATGATCCTTGGCTGAAGAAAAAAATACTAGCAACTATAACAGACCCTATACCAAAAGCAATCAGTGATCATAACGCTATTGTATTACGTAATGCGTTAGCAAACAACACACTGACAACTGAGATGGTGAATAATGCGCAAATCTCAGACGAACAGAAGCTATGGTTCTTAAATCAAAAAGGCATTGATGACCCACATCCTAATGAACAAGCTGAGCTGAGCACATATGTAGGAACAATGTTGAAGCAAAGGCTTGGCATTGAAAGTGCAGAACAATTAGTTAATTCTGAAGACAGTTTACGAACTGCTACTGCACACATAACTGAACAAGCTATGGCTAAATTCTCTGCCAGATACCATGAGGTTGGAGCTGCTCAAGCTTTGAAAGAAGCTAAGCTCTGGGCTAAAGAGGAGATGGCAGAATTAGATATTGCACCAGCTAAGTATGATGCAACGTCCAAGCAGTGGGTTGGAGGAACAATCTCTCAATATACCTTAGATGGTAAGTACACTGCACAACAAGACTCTAGAGCTTTAATGAGAGAAGCTTTCAATAAAGATAAAGAGTTCTACAAACACACACCACTAGACACTGTAACAGATTTTGAAGAATTACGCACTACTCTTGCCGCTGGCAGGCCTTACATGGATCTCATCAACAGTAAATTTCCTTGGGTCCGTTATCTAAGTGATGGTCTATATAACGGACAAGTGAAGGTTGAAGAGATCTTAGAAGCTCAAGCCAAGTTAGCTGGAGTTGATCTTAAATTCCCTGAATATGCTTTACCATCAGAATCAAACTTAACACCTGATATACAAAGGCAAGTACAATCTATAAAAAGACAGTATGATGATAATCTACAACAGGTTCAGGCACGTAGATTAGCAGTAGCATTAGATCCTACAAACAACACTACTGAACCATGGAGACAAACATTCACTGGTGCTGATTACACTAGATCTACTGCTGACACAGCGAATCTTAGATCTACCTTAGAGTCAGGTCAACCTAACTTTATTAGTATCAGACAGCGAGCACAAATACTATTAGATGTAGGCTTTCCACAAGAAGTTATACCAATCATGATAGCAATCAGTGCTGGTGAATCTGGAGGTGACGCTGGTGCTCACAACCCTAATGCTAGTACAGGTGATAACTCATATGGGTTATGGCAAATTAACATGCTAGATAGCTTAGGACCAAGCAGGAGAGCTGCCTATGGTCTAGTCAGTAACAGGCAGTTATTTGATCCTATTACAAATGCTAAAGCAGCTCTAGCTCTTTATCATAGTCAAAATAGCTTAAACCATTGGACAGTTTATTCTAATGGTTCGTATCAGCAATATCTACCAGAAATTATGCAAGCATTACAAGGAGGGCAGTAATGGACGAAGAACAGATTTACTACCCTGATCCAGAAGTAGATGAACAAATAAGACAAAATCAAGCTGAGTTTGAAGCTATTCAAAATCAACAAGCTGCTATTGAGCAAGAAGCTCGAATGCAGGAAGAGGCTATACGACAGCAGAAAGAAGCTGAAGCAGCTGCAGAAGCTGAAAGACAAAAAAGTATAGCGACTCAAGTAGCAGAGAAAGAGAAAGAGAGTGTAGGCTTTCTTGATGCATTCAGCCACATGGTTGACCCACTAGGTGCACTGAAAGAAGAGGACAGGAAAGCTGCTGCAGAACTAAAAGCAGCACCTGTTCTAGGAGTAGGTGACACTGCTGTAGGTTTTGTTAACTGGGCTACACAAGGTAACTTAGGTACAGATGACTTACAGGAGCAATGGAATAAAACATCACCAAGTAGTGATAACCCATTCACAGAACTTGCTCGAAAGATCTCAGGTCTTTTAATACCTTCATTCGTAGTACCTGGACCAGTTATCTCTAGATTAGCGTTATTACCTGGTGCTTCAAAACTACCAAGTGCTATGCAGTTCTTAGGATCTGCTGCTGCTAGATTAGGTATTGACACAACAATCCTAGCTTCTTCTAGCTCTGCTACAGATGAGAACTTAGCACAGACATTCGGTGATTACTTTGGATGGTATGCACCTTGGGCTACACAGGACGGAGATAGTCCTGATGTACGTCGTAAGTTGAATATGCTAGAGAATGTATATATGTTAGCACCATTTGAAATTGTTGGTGGTATATTCAGGTATAGATCTGAAGTTAAAAATATGCTAACTAAAGGTGGTAAAAACTTACTAACTACTGATGATGTAGCACAGACTGGTATACTACCTGCAAAGACAGCTGTACGTTATGATTCTAGTTCAGTTGTAACAGCTAAAACAGACGAAGGTGTAGAGATTCTAGCAAAGAATATTGATGACCTTGCGCAACAACAATTACATCCAGACATACAAGCTATCGATGAAGAGATACTTGCATTAGGACCAACTTATGAATGGGGTGAAGCTGCTGAACTAAGGGCAGCAGAGCTACTAGAGATGCGTAAGAGGATACAGGTTGATATTGATGACATGGATCCCTTAACTAAATCTGCTTTCAAAACTAGGAATGCAAGGAACAGAACTTTAAAGGACGAAGCTGTAGAAATTATAGCTGATGATCCTATGGGTGAGAAGGGTTTCAATCCT